GGCAGTATTGATACATACGAAATTCACACCGATAAAGATCATGCTAAAAATCGACTTGAGGAATTAAAGAAAGATGCAATTGAAGGAGTAGATCAATACTGGATTAAAAAAACAATAGCATATAAATAATGGGGATTACGAAGTATAACCTAATCGAGAAATTGAGTTCCAATTCTACTATACCTGAACATTTAAGGGTAGTAGTTAGACCTTTTAATCTAAGTGAGACTACTCTTATACCATTGACTAGGGTTGATAATAAAGAGTTTAAATCTACAGTAAAGAAGAAGGGTAGTTTTGATAAATTCAAACCGAAGATAAACATTAAGCAACAATACAAAAGACACTAAAACAATAGCATATAAATGAAATACCCAATCGGATTAACATTCACTCACAATAATAAGAATCATGAAATATTCAGATTCAATTCTGGTCGTTATCATGTTTGGTGTAGACAATGCCGAAAGTCATTTGTCTACACTGAGCAAGAACTAGATTCTATGATCAATCAATAATAGGATCGTAACCACAAACACAGCGACAATTTATTATATTGCTCGCTGAACCCCTCGGGTCATTCGGATGCGCCAATCTTTCGTCATTGACGATAAAATCTTCGTCCATACCCACAGGAGAAACACCTATATGACCTTGTCTTGTTGCATCGTCTGAAACAGGTATCCATTCTTTTCTAAAATCTAACCCAGATTCCCTCGCCCCTAATTCTTGAGCGTATGAACTTGCATTGCCTGTTTCGGTTCTGGCTATTGTCCTTGCTCTATGTGTTGATATAGTTCCAGAAAATGAATCTCTAATATTCTTTGCAATCGGTTTTTCTCCTATTCCTTCTTGTATCCCATCCTCAATAATCTTTCCGACTATCTTTGCACTGGTTCCAGTTATTAGATCAGACTGACTAAGAACATTCTCAGCGATCCATTCTTGCGACAACATAACAAAACGGCTCGACTCTGGAAATTCCTGTTTCTGCTTTTTCTGTTGTTTTCGGATCATTTGCTTTAACTGAGCAAGCCCCATAGTCCCGATAACTTTATCATAGAATTTTCGCATTAATTCCTGGACTTCTAAATCACTTTGATTAACCACACTAAGCGCGCCATCAATACCATTCATGAGATATTGACTAGCTATCTCGTCACCCTGCTTTTTATACAGTTTCTTAAATGATCGAAATAAGGATTTTTCGAACTGACTGCGTAATCTTACAAAGTAAGCAACATTTCTTCTATTCATCTAGTAAATTAAATTCCATGCCTTTAGGCACTTGACTAGATGGCATAAAAAACTCGCCCTCTGCTTCTTCTGGATAATTACCCTCTTGACGTGCTTCAATATCCGAAATAATACCCGCTTGAAAGTCGTTTCTAGCTGATTCACGTTTTTCAAATACTCTCGGCTGTAATGCAAGAATATTATCTCTATCAATCATTGTATTAGATTGCTTTCCTGTTATTGATTCAAAGAAAATATCAAGATCAGATAGAAACGCGCTCAACATCGGTATTACCGTATTGTCATAAAGACTCATACGAGCCTCAGACACGTTATTGAAAGTAGATCCTTCCGCGAGTCCTAAAAGGAATGGAGGATAACCAAGGGCAAGGGCAATTTCTCTAGCTGTGGTAGTCTTACTGTTCACCCAGTCCATTTCTTGTTGAGTCATGCCAGCCGATAATACAGAGTATTGCCAATTAAGCATTGCTATATTACTGCTTCTACCTTTACCCATAGCTATTTCCATATCCTTCCGGACTGCTTTCATTTGCTCGGGACTAGGTGGCTCTATAAAGTTATCTTTAGGCATATTCATGCCGAGAACCATAGAAGGTACACCGTTATTTTCAACAACCTTCTTATTGTATGCGCTCATTGCATTACTCTGGTCTATGCTGATAATAGCAGATTGAAGCAATGACATTCCGAGCCATTCATTCTGAGGGTTAAATAATTTTGAGTGAAACATTTCAGATTTCAACTCTTCATCAACTGGAAAAAGTTTAGTGCCTCCTTGTGTCCATCTATAGGCTATCAATTGTTCATTAAGACCGCCTCTCATGCCATACTCTAAATCAACTCTATCAGGTCGAATAGTCCTAAGCATTGAAATCTTTTTACCTACTGTTATTGCTTCAGCGTAGAAGTTGCCACCTAATAATTTATACTTCAACGCATCTTGAATGAAATTCGTATAGCCTTGTTTATAGTATGGCTTTCTTAGTAGTTCCTCTAATTCTGGTTGATCGAATACTAAAGGTATCTGACTTGCTGATTCTGCAATGTCAGTTATGGCTCTAAATACAACATAGTTCTTTTCAAATCCATCACGTGAAGCAGTATTGTAATTTACTTTCCTGAATCCATCATCGCCTTGAAATAATGAATCTGGATAGTTTAAAATTGGATCACCTGAAAACCCTTTTTGATTAAGGTCATCCTTGTTTCCCTTAGAGAAAAGCTTGTTTAGTCCTAACATAACTATAATACTTGAGGAGTAAAATTCCCTCTTCTTTTCATCCTATTAATATATTGAGTTGTCATATCCACTTGGTCGTCATGTTTGGCGTTTGGAAATAATGTCATTTCTTTTATGTAATCATCTAACCATTCCGCTTGAAATGGCAAGAATATTTTTCCATTCTCCCATTCTGGCTGTATCGCATAGGCTCTAGTTAATTTGTCAGTATCAACTTTTATGGGGCGAATCGGTATCAATGTTGATGATATTAATTCTTGGATTAATGATTGCCCGCTTGCCTTATCTTCAATTAAGCAATAGCGAGGTTTCCAATATTCGCACAATTGCTCGACCCTTGCTTTAAGGTCTGGAAACTCAACCTTTTCGCGTATGCTATTAAGTAGAAAATATCCTTTTTCACATTTACCCCATACCCCAATAGATGAATAATCGTTTTCCGCGCCTGTCTTAAACGCAGAGTCAATTGATATATCTATATGTTCAAACTCTGGCAGGTTTTTAGGGTCGTAATTCTGTATGAAATGTTTCTTAAATAATCCACCACCACGAGGCGCGGGTCGTTGTTGTAATTGTCCAGCCGTTGCATATGTGCCGAGTGTTTTCTCTAATTCCGCGACTTGTTTTTCTGGAAATCTCTCAGGAAACATTAATTCCCCTTCTTTGGTTCTTGGATCTTTCCACCCAATACAAGAAACAGAGGTTTTTCCTTTTTCCTCATAGCGCATAGGAATTTTCAAATGTTCGTAAGGCAATCCAAGTTCAAGTATTACCCCGCTAGTATCGGCTTCGTTCAATCTCTGCATGATTACAATGATTGCTGAATCCTCATTGTTTACACGTGATGGCAATGTTTCAGTAAATGTGATTCGAGCGTTTTCCAACTCTGCTTGACTGTTGGCATTATCCGCGCTCAATGGATCGTCCAATATAACACGATCACCCCGAGAACCAGTCATGCCAGTGAATGACATCGCTTCTCTAAATCCTGTTTTACTGTTTTCAAATTTAGTTTTAGCGTTCTGGTCGCTCGTCAACTCAACCCCAAACATAGACTTATACCATTCTGACTGAATTAACCTTCTGCATTTCATATTGTCACGAACTGCAAGCGTCTGATTATGTGCGGTTCCAATGTATCTATATTCTTGTTCGCCCCTTGCCCATTCCCACGCTGGAAAAATTACGCCTGTTAGCAAACTTTTCATCGAGCCGGGCGGTACGTTCATCAAAAGCCGTTTTATTTGACCAGAATTTACCGCCTCAAGGTGTTCGCAAATTGCATCTAAACACCACCCCCATTTCAAAGGGGTGGATGGCTCTAATACGTGCCAAGCTTGCTGTGCGAACTCAGCTAATGACCTTTGACATAATTCAATATCAATAGCCTTGAAATCATCATGAGTCAGCTTCGATTCTTGCATCCTTTAAAGCTCTCAATTGTTCGGTTGTAAGCTTCTTTATGTCAATTGTCGGTTGCAATGTTCCGTCAGAGTTCGAAACATCAAGCTCGGTGCGTTCAACATATCCGCGCTTCTTGCCTTTGGTTTTCAAATAGAAAATAGTAGAGGTGGCATTCCCTTCATTGATTTGCTTGTGTAAGCTGGACTCGGCAAAGTCTAATGTTACATTGTCAATCTCCTGAACTGCCATTGCAAACTCGGGATCATTCTCTTTCCATTCATAAAAAGATGATCTTGCAACCCCTGCTGTTTTACACGCGGTTGTGACGATCCCTAAAGATTTCTCAAGTGCCTCAAGTAGTCTCTGTTTTTTGATTTCTATTGCTTGGGTTGTAATTGGCATTATGCGACTCCTGTTTCAAATACTTTTTCTGGATCAATGTCTTTTAATTTGCAATATCGGTTTACTATTACGTCACAATATTTTGGGTCTAGCTCCATCATTCGGCATTTTCTTTTTGTTTGCTCACAAGCTATTAATGTAGAGCCTGAACCTCCAAAAAGGTCTAATACAATAACTCCATTTTTATTATATTTATCAAAACACCAAGAAGCTAACGAAATTGGTTTTTGTGTCGGATGAACACGCTTTTCGCCATGCTCAGAAGCTTTAATCATACCATGCCATTTATGTCGAAAAATATTGACACGAACACCACCGCTAACAAATGCCAATTCGCCACCACTAAACGTATCACCTTCTCTCTCTTTGTCCCATATTAGCCACCCATTACCATTCGGAAGGCATGATGGATAATAATTTGCTCCCCAAAAAACTTTCAAAGAATCTGGAAACATTGAAGATATTAAATTAAAACAATTAATAGCAACCATTGTATCATTATCGCCAAGTATATATCCGAAGTCCTCGCCAACTGTTACTCCATCAATACCTTTACCTGAATGTTTAATACCATACGGAGGATCAGTGAAAACCATATCTGCAAGCTCACCACCCATTAGCCTTTGCACATCTTCCTCTTTGGTTGAGTCGCCACACATCAAACGATGTTCGCCTAGTTGGTATATTCGCCCTAATTCGGTTTTTGGTTCCTCTGGTGGCTCTCCGTCAAAATCATCCTCTTCAGCGTCTTGAATCTCTTCTTCGACTTCAAAAAAACTTAATTCATCCGATTCAAACCCCCATTCGCCTAACGCTTCTTTATCAAAGTATTCGCGCAAAGCATCTTCATCAAAAGAGCCAGTGTTTTTATTCAAACGAATATTTAGCTCTTTTTCTCTTTCGAGAGTTAAGTCAAGCTCGACTGTGGGAACCTCTTCATAACCCATTTCAACAGCCACTTTTGTTCTCTGGTGACCGCCAATGATTATGTCTTTTCGATCCTCGTTTATGTTGACGATTACAGGGTCTACAAAACCGAATCTTTTAATGCTGTCTTTTATCGTTTGCTTCTGTGCATCCGACAATGATCTCGGGTTATATTCCGCAGAAATTAAATCCTTTGGATTACGGTTAATAATTTTCATTACTTTTCCGCTAAATAATCAATCGTTTTGCCAAGCGATTTTATTGAATATCGTCTTTTGAGTTTTTCAAGGGCTTCGATGGTTTCTGGTAAAAGCCTAACCGTTTTTGTTACTCGGACTAGGTGTGATGGTTTTCTGTTCATGGTCTTAATATTTATTGCGTTACGGATAATGTCAAGAAATTCTTGTTATTCGGGTAAATTTCCCTTGATCGGGTAAATTGAAAGTTTCTGTCTTGAATTTTTTATTTGAAGATTTTCCGTAGCAATGAGCGTATCTTTGCATTTTTGCGCGGTCGTCTTTGAAATCGACAAATTCACCTGTTTTTAATTTTTTGAAAGAAGCTGAAGATTGTTTTTTGTTGTCGGTTCTGAGAATCCAGAAATTATCTGGATTTGATGTTTTTTGAATTATGAAATTTTTAGGGTCTTGGTCTACGATGAACAATCTAATTTTTTTAGGTACTTGCCCTTCGCAAAAAATCAATTCTCCTGTTTTCATTTCCTCAATATCTGATTCTTGGATTGCCTTAAAATTTGTGTGTTTGATTTCCATATAGACAAAGATACATCAATATTGATTAAGTTCAATATTAAATACAATTATTTATATTTATGAACCGTTTGCAACCGTTTGCAAATTTGCAAACCTATAAACAATTGAGCAATAGCAAGTTGCAAATTCCGTTTGCACAGTGCAAACAACTTTTGCAACCATGCAACTTTTTGATTATCAATGATTTATCCCCTCTAATAATAATAAATATTTAAAATAATAATAATAATAATATAGAGGGATAAAGTATATAATATTAAATACATTCTTTTATATTAACTTATACTTTATAGTTCTATTCTCAGGATTTTTGCAAACGTGCAAACGAGGCAAAAAATATTTATAAGTATTTGATTTATAAAAAGTTACATGGTTGCAAACGGTTTGCAAATTTGCAAACGAATCATAAAAAATGCAAATAATTTAAAAAGTGCTTGCGTTTTGATAGATAAAGATAATATATTATTCTTATCACTAAAACAGAAACCGATTGCAAAAAACATCATGGAAATAACAATAAAAAAATGCGAAAAAACAAATAAAGTAAGATTTTATAGTAAAAAAAATCAAATATATCCTATTAAAATATCTGGAAATATAGCGCAATTTCAATGCGGATCAGTAATTTTATTCTAATGAATCTATCAGAAATATTAAACAAACAGCCTTCAAAATGGAGGTTGTTTTTAAACAAAATCAGAACCAAATATGAACATAAAACTATTAATTTACCTACTAATACTTATCGAAAGTGGGGGCAATGATTCCGCAGTTGGTGACAATGGACTAGCTGTTGGATGTCTTCAGATTCACCCGATATTAGTTGAGGATATAAACCGAATCTATGGAACAAATTACACTTTAGATGATCGCTACCTTAGAAGTAAATCAATTGAAATGTTTGCTTTATTTCATCAACACTATACTACAAAGAAAAGATTAGGATACGAGCCTACCGCTATGGACTTCGCGAGAAATTGGAACGGTGGGGGCAACGGCTACAAAAAGATCGCAACTTTACCATATTGGAACAAAGTAATAACCGAATATCACAGAATAAACAATGGAAGAAGATAACGAAGTAATAGAATTATTATTCTACCCGATCCCACATAAAACAGTAAGAGAATTAGTATATGAACTTAATTCCGCTTGCAATTTAAACGAAGAACAAGCAATTTCATTAATTGATGCAATCAATAAGGGTCGCATCAGAAAACTAAAAATCAAATCAGAATAAATACCATGTCAGAAATACAAATAATCAATAACATAAAACCAGTAGAACTATTCAATAATTCAGATAATGTTGATAGTCTAATATCTGCGATTGAATCCTTAATTAATGATCATGTGCCAGACACAAGCACAGATAAAGGACGAAAAGAAATTGCGAGCCTAGCATATAAAGTAAGTCAGACTAAATCTAAACTAGAGAAACTAGGTAAAGATTTAGTAGCTGATGAAAAAGAGAAGATCAAAAAAGTAGACTCTGAAAGAATCAGATTAACCAAACATCTTGACGAGTTGCGAAATAAAGCGAGGCAACCTTTGACACTATGGGAAGAGGAACAAGATCGTATTAAGAGAGAGATCGAACAATTTAAAGTTGAATTGAATTCACTAAAGCCGATACTAGAAGATGATATAAATTCATTAAAATCTAAATTGGAAAAATTAGAAAATTTTAACTTTTCTATATTTGAAAATGGAGGAGAGTTTGAAAAATCAATAGCGGAATCTAATAAAAATGCTTTAATCTCTCGAAAATCTGAGCTTGAACTTATTGAAAAGCAAAAGATTGAACTAGCTAAACTTGAATCTGAAAAAAAAGCCGAACAAGAAAGACAGGCTAAAATCAAAGCAGAGCAAGAAGCCAAGGAATTAGCTGAAAAAGAAGCTAAAGAAAAAATCAGACTCGCAAAACTAGAAGAAGATAGAAAGTTAGAGCAAGAAAAATTAAAGACTCAATCAATTATCAATAAGATTGCAGAAATTAGACCTAGAAAAGAATCAATACTATTAAAGGCTCAGATTGAAGAACTGGAAAACTACGAATTTCAAGGCGTTGAGATATTGAGAGAATCTTTCATTGATACAAAATTATCTAAAATAAAAACTCTAAAATATGAACTTGGAAAAGCTATCGAATTTGAAAAGCGTGAAGCGGAATTAATAGCCAAAGAAGCAGAAGCAAAAAAACAAGCAGAGATTGAGCAAGCTAAAAAGCAAGCGATTGAAGATGAACGCAAGAAGCAAGAAGCAATTGAAATAGAAAAAGCCAAAAAAGCTCAAAATCTAGCCTATAGGAAAAAAATAAATAATGAGTCTCTAAGTGATATTGAATCATTCTGCAACGAAGAGAAACTCACAATATCAATTGAGGCAATGAAGGGTATAATCACAGCTATCGCAACTAATCAAATCAGAAACATCACAATCAATTATTAAACAAATAAAGAATAAATACCAGAAATGAGAAAAATACACGAGAAACTAGAGCAACGGTCTGAAGAATGGCACAATCTAAGAAGGGGTCGCATTACCTGTTCTGAATTATCAAACATTCTAACCCCCGCAAAATTACAACTAAGTAAACAGGCTGAAACATTCGCATTAGTTAAAGCAAGTGAGAGAATCACAGGATTAACAGAGCCTTTTGTAGAAAATTGGCAAATGCAAAGAGGGGTAGAAAACGAGCCAATAGCGCGCGAATATTACGAGACTGTAACTAATAAAAAAGTCAAAGAAATTGGATTTTACGAATATAATCAAGATTTCTTATTCGGGTATTCCCCTGATGGAGTAGTTGGTGAAGATGGATTAATTGAAATCAAATGCCCATCTCCTGCCGTTCATCTGAATACGCTAATTAATAAGAATATTGACGGTAAATATATGTTACAGATGCAAGGGGGTATGTTGGCAAGCGGTAGGAAATGGTGTGACTTTGTGAGTTATAGCGAAGGTTTGGCACTATCTATAATTAGGGTTCATCGTTGTGAGGATACTATCGAAAAAATAGAGGAAAATCTTCTTAAATTTGAATTACTAATTAATTCAGTAATATTAGAACACAATAACGCTATAAAAAACGGATCACTATTAACACAAAAAATACAATCACTATGAAATTTGCAGAAACCATAAAAACTAAAAGCGATCAACTAAACGCAGATGATTTCATCGGGAAAGATGCGCTAATCATCACTATTACAAAGGTTGATTGTAAAGATAGTCAAGACCAGCCAGTTGCGATACACTACGAAGGGGATAACGGCAAACCATATAAGCCATGTCTAAGCATGAGAAAATTGATCGCTCATGCTTGGGGTGTAGATGAATCAAAATTCATAGGGCGATCGTTATCACTCTATAGGGATGCTAGTGTCAAATGGGCTGGCGAGAATGTAGGAGGAATTAGAATTAATGCAATGTCAGATATTGACTCTAAATTAAGAATTGCCTTACAAGAAAGCAAAATGAAGCGAAAGATTATTGAGGTTGAAAAACTAGAACCTCAAGTAGACGCAAAAAGAATTAAAGCTGAAAAGTTCGTTGAATCTGTTTTGTCAGGAGAAAAAGAAGCGGATGAGAAAGCAGTCGCATATTTAGAGAAAGATTATCCCGATTTGCTAGAGAAATTAAACACTGCAAAGCAAGAAGAAGAACCCGAAGAAGAATGGGAGGGTGTATAATGTCTAGACCTTGTTTTATGGATAGGGATACTGTAAGGACACCGAAAACGTTTACAGTATCAAAAATTAATCAACAAAAATTGAAAACTGTTAGTTTTATTTTAGGACAATCAGAATCAGAAACTATAAACCAACTCATAGAAAACCATGCCAGAGACATCCGAACAAGAAATACAGAATCAGATAATATTAGCACTAAGTCAGGGCAATAGTCGATTATTCCGAAATAATGTAGGAGGTGCGAAATTAGCAGATGGACGCTGGCTAAACTTTGGATTACACAAAGGGTCAAGCGATCTAATCGGCTGGAAAACAATAGAGATTACACCCGATATGGTAGGCAAAAAGATTGCTCAGTTTTTGAGTGTAGAAGTAAAGAAACCAAAAGGGCGAGTAAGTAAAGATCAACAGAATTGGATAGACGCGGTTAATGCTCAAGGTGGGTGTGCGTTTATCGCAAGATCAAAGGAGGATGCAGTCAATGCAACTATCTGAAAAAGAAAAATACGTAGTAGCAATGGTTGAACCTCATTTGATTAAAGCATCAAATGATGTTGAAATTGATTTCGAAGTCATAAAATACGAGATAAAAACTATATTAGAACAATTAACCAATGATTGATTTCGATAAAATAAATCAAGTGGCTCTAGCAAATCTAGAGTCACTTTGCTGTGAGTATTTAACAGGTAAGCGCAACGGTAGAAATTTTGTTGCGTTAAATCCGACTAGGGCAGATGGGAGTTTGGGAAGCTTTCAAATATCATTAGATAAAGGAAACTGGATTGACTTTGCGAATGGTGACAAAGGAGGCGACCCGATAGCATTAATGGCTTACATATGGGGATGCTCGCAAGGTGATTCCGCAAAGAAATTAAGCACTCGTTTAAATGCTGGTGGTCTTGATAAGGTTGCGGAAGTTATGACAGGCGGTTTCAATTCCTCAGGCTCTTCAGATTGGGAACCGTTGCCGTTTGCTGATACTGTAGACGCTCCGTATTTTGATCATAAGGCATGGGGTAAACCTACATTAAAAACTCATTATAAAGACGAGCAGGGGCGAACTGTTGGATATGTTGCCCGATATGAACACGCAGAAGGCAAAGACACAATACCGATTACATATTGCAAGAACAAGAAAACAGGATTGTGCGCGTGGAAATGGAAAGGATTTGCAAAGCCAAGACCGCTATTGAATCTTGATAAAATCACATCTGCGAAAGACAACACGCCTATATTAATAGTTGAAGGCGAAAAGTGCGCAGAGATAGCACAGGCGAAACTAAGTATTATTGTAACCTGTTGGGCGGGTGGAACGAATGCTATTGACTATGTAAACTTTGAACCGTTGTTGCGTCATAAGGTATTTATTATGCCTGACAATGACGAAACAGGGATTAAATGCGCTAACAATATAAAAAAGAAATTACCTAATGCAGAGATTGTTTTTCCAGATGCGAGCAAACCCAAAGGATACGACATTGCGGATTATATCCAGAATGAAAACTGGACTGAAAAAGAAATTAAGGAATTTATTAAAACTCGTAAGGAGAGAGAACCAATTGAAGAACCAGAAATTATTGGACCGATTCCTACTAAATCCGCGCCAAGCGAAGAAGTTAGAGCAGAAACGATTGAAACGAATACTGAAACATCTAAAGAAGAATCAGAGCCGTTCATAATTCTAGGCAAAGACTCGGATAAAAACTATTGCTACTACTCGAAAAATGACAGACAAATCCATGTTTGGAGCGCGACCAATCACACAAAGAACAATTTCATTCAATTAGCGTCTTGGGATTATTGGGAAGATAGATTTGAAGGTAATACAACCGCAATATCTAATTTTCTGATTCGCAAATGCCAACAAAAAGGAATCTTTGAAGCTGAGAGAATAAGGGGGCGCGGTGCATGGTTAGATAATGGACGCAATGTATATCATTCAGGTGGTTATCTAGTAGTTGATGGTGTAAAGTGTGATTTGTCATTGAAAAATAGTGAATATATATACGAGTCAAGATCAATGCTAGAGCACGAAACTTGCGAACCTCTAAAGGTTGAGGAATCAAGGAAACTTGCGGATATATGCGAAAAACTGAATTTTACGAATTACCTAGATAATTTCCTACTTGCTGGATTTATTGCGGTAGCTCCTATATGTGGGGTAATGCCTTGGAGATCTCATATATGGGTAACAGGTTCAAGCGGGTCAGGTAAAACATGGATAACTGATAATTTAGTTCATCGAATGATTTCAAAAACTGCATTAATGGTTCAGGGAAATACGACCGAAGCGGGGATTAGACAAGCCTTACAATCAGATGCAAGACCAGTATTGATAGACGAGGCAGAATCACAAGACCAAGCGGGAATGAAACGGATGCAGAATATTATGGAATTAGCGCGTCAATCAAGCAGCCCTGAAGGTGGCAAAATTATCAAAGGAAGTGCAAGCGGTTCAAGTATTACATTCGACATTAGAAGTTCGTTTTACTTTTCATCAATTGGAGTAAGCGCGCGATATAAAGCGGATCTTTCGCGAATTAGCATACTACACTTGAAGAAAAATACATCTATTACCGCATCTGAGGACTTCGAGGAATTAGAGCAAATGTATAAAGAAACCTTTGCGATGGATGATATGGCTAACGGCTTGAGGGCTAGATCGTTTAAGATGGCTCCAATAATTGCAAAAAATGCAAAGATATTGAGCGAAGCTACTAGAATGATTCTAGGTTCGCGCGGTGGCGATCAGATAGGCGCATTGCTCGCGGGGTATTACAGTTTGATTTCGGATGATGTGTTGACATTGGAACGTGCTCAGATTTGGGTAAATAGCCATGATTGGGAAGTGTATAAAGAAGATGATAAAGACTTAGACGAGCAACAAGCCTATAGTGTATTGATGGAGTCTATAATCAGACATGAAACAGATGATGGAACCCGCAATTTAAGCATAGGCGAATTGATAGAATATGGCACTACTTCAGCCGATGCAACGCTTGCAAGGCATGGGATTCGAGTAAAAGACAAATGGGTATATATCGCAAATAGTCATGTTGAATTGAAGAAAATTTACAAAGACACGCAATTTTCCGACAAATGGAAAGATCAATTTTTGAGATTAGAAAACGCAGAAAGTGTTGCGGGATATAAATTTGCAGGTGTGACAAGTAGGTGTGTAAGAATACCAATTAAATAATTTATAAATTTATTAACATTTTACTTGCGTTTTAATTATTAGTATCATATATTAATATCATACTAACAAAAACAACTTAAACAAAAGGTATCAAAATGAAAATCGAAATAAAAAACGACAACTTAGTAATAGATGGCAAAAATGTAGCCAACATAAACTATGATGATACTTTCATGGATGACAGTGGGAATTATTGGATTTGCCCAATAAACTGGACTGATGAAGATGGAGATGATCGCTTGTATCAAATCATTTATTACCCATGCCAAGCATGGATTGAGCAGGCGGAGGATATAAAACGCCAATTTGAAGAAGGAATGGACCCTTGCGACGTTGATTTCGGTATACATAACGATGAGTCATATGCTTGTGACTGGGACGTTTTCGAGGTCAAAGACGAGTCAGGAACAGTGGTTTTTAGGACTAAATAACATAACAAACAATATGAAAGATAAATTAAGATTCAGAGTAGCCGAAAAAGGATGGCTAATCCTTCAAATTAACATCAACGGAATATGGACAGACGTTGATTTAAACGAATTAGATCGGGTTAAATAATGAACGAAGAAATGAGACAAGACTTGCGTGACCAAATCGAACAAATGCCACACTGGTTCCAGGATTTTGATCACGAATATATTTCACCTAGAACTGGGCTGATGAGATTTAGGAATCCAGACCCGCTAGAGACACCAGACGATTATTGGGAGGAATAATGAAAACTAAAACATACGATTTCAAAGAAGCACTAGACCTGTATATCGAGACAGGTTATAAACCGATACCTACAGTAGAAGGGAAAGTATTATGGTTTCATGCAAGAGATAAAACAATGCTTTGTGAGAGACAAGGTATAAACTATCACCAAACAGAAATAGAAGTCCCAATCCCAGAGGGACGCAACCCAGACGAGTTAACCATTGCCCACTTGCAGATGGGTGAGGATGGAGAGCAATGCCGAGTCACTGAAGAGGGCGAACCTTTACCCGATGATGCTGAGTTTTGGGTCAGGGTAGACAAGAGATGGCAACCGACCGAAACGCGATGGGCAGAGATGACGATACGCACCCGTAAGCCGAAGGGGTGGTTTAACTCAGATAACAAGGAATCCTTGACTACTGATAAACCCGACTTGGCTCAGGAGTTTGAGGAAATGGCTTATGATCCTAATAATATAAATAAAGACTTAATTATGAAACTACACCAACGACTCACAGAAGTAGAGAAACTGTGTGAGGAGATGTATAGAGAGTTGGAGAAGTTGAGAAAGGACTTATAATGAAAGCAGTATTTGATACAGTAGAAGAGATAACTGGGTTCACCCAAGACGATCTAGCCTCAGATAGAAGAGGCAAACGCATATCAACAGTGAGACAAATCACAGCTTATATACTATACAACTCGTATGACCATAAGATTGATGAACTTTGCATAGCACTAAATAGACAAAGAAATACAGTCTATTACATGATCTCTCAAGTCGAGAAATATGATGAATGCACACCTGAATGCGACCTATACGTAAGAATATTAGATGCGTGTCCAGAACGATCAGAACGATCAGACCAGAATTGCCATGATTTACTTGATGAGGCTGTAGCTATTATGTGTGAGTTTCGATCTAAAAGACTATTTACCAGAGAAGCTAGAGATATTAAAACTAAAATGGAAAAATGGATAAAGAAAGTAAGAATACAATAGAACTACCGATACCCGAAGAGTATGGGACAGATTTGGCGATGAACAATAATCTAAAAAGTGGCTGTGAGGAACTTGAGAGACAACTAACTCTCGATGGAAGAATAGGCTATCAAGATCGAAAATGGCATTGCTTTGCAAAATCAGGAGAGGCTCTTACAGATGGAGCTAAAACCATATATGACTTAATATTACAATTAAGCAGAATTTAACTAACAATAAAGGAATAAAATGACTAACATAAAAAATAAAGAAGGATGGTCTTTAGAAGAAGCCAGTTTCACGTGCAATAATATTGCTACAGATGATCGCTATGACCTTATGGCAAATGAGAATAAAGAGCAAATATGTGATTGTATATATGGCGAAAAGAACGCTCTAATGTTCTTTAACGCTCCTGAAATGCTAGAAATAGTCAAAGCAGTTGCCCATATAGGGATTGATTTTGGTTATGGTAAATACGAGATAGAAGATAAGCATATTGAAAAGGCTAGAAAAATTTATGAATCATTTACGGATAAAGGAATTAACGTATGACAACAGAAGTATATACTTCAGGGGGTGAGTCTTGGATAGACGACACTGAATGGAACGATTATTCTATTCATGTTGGAGACGTAACAATAGATCATCTCCACTCTGACACTATGCTTTCACTAGCTAAAGCTATAGTAGATCATTTAATTGTAAATGGTCATAATTTTGAGCTAGTTAAATCTCCTGAGCAAGACCAAATGTATCAGTTAGAAATACAAGACGAATACGGTAAGAAAAGAGAACAATTTAACTAACAAGAACCAATAACGGAGTAGAAAGGCTCCTTTAAAGTGGATTGTTAGAAGTTAATAAGGGGCGGGCTGGCGTAGGAACCAGTCCGCATTTAATTTAAAGAAAAGGATAAAATGAGCATAAAACACGATAGATGCGTCTATGAAAGATCAACCGTAATGGCTAAAAGGATGGTGGCATATACAATAGACCTAGCAGACAAATTTGCGAATGATCCAGAAAAGAGAAAGCGACTAGAGGAATGCCTTTGCCCTATATGTTATTATGAAAAAAGCAGGATTGGTGGAAGTGCTATAAGAACCGTTGAGTGTGTCTGCGGAAAAGAAATGCACTTTGCGAATACTTGTACTGATAATCTTTGTGATGACTGTGCAGAAGATCGAGGCTGTTGCAAGCATTGCGGTGGTGACTTAAATATTAAACTAAGAAGAAAACTAAACTTTTAAGGAAAAAATAAAATGAAAAATAAAAAAATCAGAAAAAACAAGACTAGTAAAAAATGGAATCGCGAACTAGATCGAATCCAACAAATGATAAATAGAGTCAATCAAATTGAAATATTATGACTAAATACACATTAGGCGAATTAGATAGGAAAATTAGCAATATGTATGAAATAAAAACTTGTATTAAAACAGATGGAAGAGCAAAAAAATCTGAAGCGATAGCAAGGTCTTTATTTTGTTGGGTATGTTCAGATTATGATCATTCAAAAGTATGGAAATTTTTAAACTTCAAAGACCATACATTATTTTATTATTATTTAAAAACTCATAATGAATTATGCGATATAGATAAACTGTATGAACAAGTTGCTAAAGGATTTTTAGACACATTGATAATCTTTGACCATCCAGAAGATTCAAAGCAGACGCAATTTTATAATAAAGTCTCAGAAATTGAAAGACTACTTAAAGAAATAAAAGAGCTTATTTAATGCAATTAAGACCTTACCAGCAATCAGGAGTTACAGCGATACGCAACTCATATAAGACGTATCGCGCCCCTCTTTATGTATTACCAACAGGAGGAGGTAAAACATTTACTTTCTCTTATATCGCATTACACGCAATGCAAAAAGGAAATACCGTATGGATTATGGCTCATCGTGCAGAGTTGATTGATCAAATCCACAAATCACTTAATCAAATGGGGTGTGATCATGGAATAGTATGCGCTGGCTATATGCCTGACCATTCTAAAAGTGTTCAAGTGTGTTCTGTTCAATCAGTTGTCAATAGATTAGATAAGGTCAAATCTCCTGACTTAATCATCACAGACGAATGCCACCACTCTACAAGCTCAACATACATTAAGATTTATAATCACTTTCCTGATTCTAAGCTATTAGGAGTTACAGCAACACCGCAAAGATTGGACGGTAAAGGATTAGGATTAGTTTACGACAAAATGATTCTTGGTGTGTCTGTTCGCGAGTTAATGGACATGGGGTTTCTGTGCAAAACTAAATACTATGCACCGCCCTTGAGATATACACTTGATGATGTAAAGCAAACCGCAGGAGATTATAACAAGAAGCAACTCGAAGAGGTAGTCGATAAACGTCAAATTATTGGTGACGCTGTTAAACATTACAAAAAACTTGCTAATAATACTCAAGCAATAGCATTCTGTGTTTCAGTTGCTCATTGTCAGCACGTGCTTGAACAGTTTGAGCAATCAGGGGTATCTTGTCAGATAATACATGGTAAACTGAAAAAACAGGAGCGAAAGCAATTAGTCAAAGATTTTACAGACTGCAAATTCAAAATACTAATAGCTTGTGAGATTATTTCTGAGGGGTTCGATATTCCGAAAGTTCAAACTGCGATACTATTAAGACCTACCGCATCCCTGTCAATGCACTTGCAACAAATAGGGCGCGTTTTACGTCCATTTGAAGGCAAGGAATATGCTATTGTAATAGATCACGCGGGCAATTGTATAAAACATGGACTAGCAGAAGAAGAACGAGAATGGAGCCTTGAGCATAAGCGCAAGAAAAAGCGTTCAAAGAATGTCGAAGTCGTTACACAGGTGAAGCAATGCCCCAAATGTTATATTGTTCATGAGCCATCAACGCATTGTCCAAACTGCGGTCACGAATACCCAATAAAAGAAAGATCACTTGATGAGGTTGAAGGAGATTTACAAGAAATAGACCCAGAGTTATTAAAGCGACAACGAAAGAGAGAACAAGGGCAAGCAAAAACCCTTGAAGATTTAGTAAATCTTGCAAGGGCTAGAAATTATAAAAACCCAACGGCATGGGCTGGGCATATATTTAGGGCAAGACAAAGAAAAAGGGGTTAAAGATTATCACCTCGTCTAATTGCTCTCAAAATACGTTCTTCCATGTTATCCATTTTAGATTCTATCCTTAGCAATTCTTCTTTTCTAACATACGTTTCAGGTATATGAACAGATAATTTATTGTATTTTTCATCAATCTCTTTTACCTCAGATGCAAATTTATCCTTTGTGGAGTTTATCCGATCATGTAGTTTGTTATTACCTGTATTTATATATTTTAAAAACGCAAAGAATGCCAAGACAACGCCAAGCATCGAACTTAGCAAACTTTGTATTTCAGGTGTCACAGAATTTTATTTACCTGTAGAATATCCTTCAATCTCAATGTTAGCACCGAAAAAAGGGTTGCTATGAGTTATTTTAACTTGCTCGATTACTATTCCAGTATCAGATTTCTTTGCACCAATAGCATAAATAGTAGAGCTTGTAACATTTCCTGTTCTTGAATATGAAAACTTTTTAAATTCTCTATTAGGTAATTTTTGCAATGCGTTCTGATAAGTCGAGCAACTTGCCATAAGCAATGTTATTCCAGCGATTGCGGTAATTTTTAACATCTTTTTCATTTATTTTCTGTAAAATTGGCGATCTTGATAATAAGTGTGGTGACACTTCCCACCCTTGCGTATTTTTAAATAAATCTATTCCACAATAGTGCAATAAGTCAAATACCAATTCAGAACAAAAATACTTGTCTTTAGTCTTATTTGATTCACTCATTCGAGTCATAAACCTTGCTACCATTTTGTAATCATATTCAGAACCGTTGACTTTATCAATAAATTCAACGGCTTTAAATTGCTGGCTAAGTGATAACGAAATGTAATAGTAATCAATATTCTTAAATTCATAACGCCAATTAAATCCTACACCCTTAAATTCTCGTGCTTCAAATATTAAATCTTCATCAATAATAATGCTCGCATGAGAATAAACGCCTCTCGTTTGCCACTTGATTAGATTACCTATTAAGCCAGTGCCTTTGTGCAATTGAATAATCATAATAATGCAGGGATAATGTCAGTATTTTGTTTGATTGATTGAGCCTGTGCATTTGTTGCAAGGTCGGCATCTGTGAGAGCTTGATCGGCTTGTGCCTTAACTTGTGCCTCGGATAAATTATTAAGTGCCGAAATAGCAACTCCATTGGCTGTAATTCCTGCATTATCTGGCACAACTGTATTCGCTCCATCTGTTCCACGCATATCATTATTTGTGTCAATAGTTCCACCTGTTACCGTTCTGGTAGCATAAGCCCATACATCGGCAGGAGTAGTTCCTCCACTAATAGACCCGACCGAATCACTAATAGCCTTTAATGTATCTGATGTTGTCCATCCAGCACCTTTGATCTCAGTAAACGCACTTGTTAACTCTGTTAGCGTTGGCAATCCGTATGAGGTCAATCTTGCGTCAATGTCCGCAGTGCTAAGATTGTTTAATCCTGCAATGTCTGACTGAGTTTGTGTATGCTGTGCCAATAATGCTGTTTGTCTAGTATCGGCTTGAGCTTTTGTTTCGATTAAATCAATCTTAGTTTCGTTTGTGTTAACTTCTGCTATTATATTCGCTTCTGAATCAGTCACATTTGTAGTAGTTGCAAAACCTGTAGCTGTTGCCCAATCGCCTTGATTAGTTTGAAGCTCGTTCGTATCTGCTAATATAGCATCTACATTTGCATCAATAGTGTCTACGCTTGATTGAGTCGCTAATCCTGATATGTCCGCTTTGAAGTCATCAATATCAGTTACGTCTGTTCCATTTACCGATACTATATTTACGTTATTATTGGGAGTTACAAACTGAACCGATCCATTTGTATTATCTAGAACAATCCCATCCGTTGACTGCACAAATGCTTCTATAGTTGCATTTGCATCTGGCGCAGTATCTCGAATTACTCTTACATTCGTTTTAAGGAATACAAATTGCCCTGTAGGTAATAATGCGATTGATACTTGACCTCCACCATTACACAAATAAGTCATCCCATCTTGAGTTTGCAAAGCATCCTCAACTTCGTTAAAAATAACTTGTGCAGATATTGCCCCATCCGCAACACGCAAATTCATCCGAGAACCATCTGCTTGAGTTGTAACAGTTAAAAATGCAGAAGTAGTTCCAGTGTACATACTAGACCCATCAGAAAGCGTTTTTTCATCCTGTGTAGCATCTACTATAACATCAATACCGTCTGCTGTGTATGTTCCTGTTATTGGCTCATATCCTTCTCGATTTATGATATAACACCAAGTGCCACTAGATCCATCAGGAGTATTGAAAACTAAAGTTCCCGTTTGTGAAATCTGTCTATCATTTACTGTAGTATTATCATCCTCAATAATTTGAACATTTGCAGAAGTCAGATTGTTAAATGTAACAGTTGCACCAGCATTGAGGAAATTAGTTGTTCCACCGCCTGTTACTGTTGGTTGCTGTTGCCCTGCATTAATTACGATGTCAACTACTCCACCGCTAGAATTATTTAGAGTGGTCGAAGCATCAAACGTGAACCCTGTTGCATCATAAGTTCCTGTATTTGCTACATCTATTGTTTCGGTTGCCCCTGCTGATCCTGTCCAAGTTGATTGAACTGCGTTCCATGTTGCCCCTCCTGACAATACTAAATCCGTAATTAATGCACCATTGAGTTGATTTAGCGTACCAGACCCATCGTAACCCCCAATAAACGCACTAGATTTTAGTGTCACAAGTGAAGCTGAATACGCTCTGACACTCCCTGCACTTGCATCAATTGTTAGCCCTCTAGCACCGCATATTAATTGAGTTTCATTTCTGGAAATTATGGTTTCCGTTTCTCCTGCGTAATTATCGAAAAGCTCAGATTTTATAGCGTCATAAGCCTCAAATATAGTGTCTAGTGTAGAATATGCGTCAACGGTTGCTTTTGTGGCTTCGATAATGCTCAGGTCAGGAGTCATGATAACATCCTCGGTGAGTGTGCCTACTCCGATAAGGTCACTATTCCATGTAGTGATATTCTGATTATAACCAATAAACCTTATTGGTATTTTGTCACTGTTAGTGCGGTCATCGGCTGTGCCAACTGAATTTATACAGGCGAATGTTTCAATTAAAATATCTTCTGAGTAATCCCCTGTTTGGTCTATCCCTGAATATACCTTGTTTGCGGTATCATCTTGATCTACTGTAGTTAAATCACCTGTACCATCTACACCTCCATCATTTGGTCCTACCGTTCTATTGCCGTTGTCTATGTCAACACCATAGAAACTGTAGCTAATTCCCGATCCATCGAGGTCTAATGGTGATAGGTTGACAGTCTTATATGTTTTAACATATCCATAACGATTAGAGCCTAAATCATAAGTTATGCGCTTATCCACACCTTTAAACTCAATGTTGTTTCCTCTGGAGGAAACAGAGTTTGTAAAAACAAAATCATTCGGAGCCACATTAAGTTGGTTTTTAAAGTCACTATAAACTTGTATAGGATACGATCCATTGTATTGCTGAATTTGCCCACGCAGTAAAGTAAATACTGCGCTATTGAACCCGAACGTAGTAAAAAACCTTGCTGTTCCACCACCTATTCCGTCCAAAACAAGATCATTGATGTTGAGTGTAGCGTTATCCCCTGTGTTTGATGGTGTTAATCGAAACTGACAATTAAGGTCGGAAGCATCAAAGAATGTCCCTTTATTTACATTTAAAGTGCATCCACTATAGAACCTAACTGTGCTCGCAGTTCTATAGATGCCTCCATTCCAGTTCATGGTCCCGCCATTAGTAACAGCAAGACCCCAGTGTCCAAAGTTATTCGTGCCCTTGTCTGTAAAGTTAAGACCTGTCCCTTGAGAATAAATCGTTTGTCCGTTTCCGCTTTTTGCTACTCCATAATTTAGTGTGCCATTCACTCTAACAGGGGCATCGCTGGTATTCGTTGCTGTACCCTCAACAATTAAACATTCATAGTCTGGTTCTATCGTAAGCGTTCCGTCAATTACAAGTCTGGTGCTTGCGTCCATCACATAAAAGTCCTGACCCCATGTGTCTGTGTCTGGGTCGCTTGTCCATGTAGTAATACCAGTTAGACCTGACAGCCCTGAAAGGTCGGTATCTGTCCCTGTCTGTGTTATGACTCCTGCTGACTCTGAAAAACTCATACTGTATGTGCCTCCCAAATTACATTTAATTCAGGGAATTTCTGGTTCATCACGTCCGCAATTGCTTTATCTACTCCGAAATAACCTTCCGAAAAACTCGGTTCACCTTGATTTAATAAATAGTCCTCGGCATCAGAAATAAATATTTTATAAATCTTGTCATTATTAAATACTCGTTTTCCTGATTCTAATTCCAAATACGGCACTAATTCGACTACTATGGTTTGTTTACTAATTCCATTAGTCGGAAACTCCATGATGAATTTCTTAATGTGAAGAAGATCGAATTTAGCTTCTCCTTTGCCTTCTATATATTCCGTATTTTGTATCCTTATCATGAGTATGCCCTTGTAAATGGCTTCAAACTACCATCTAAATTAAATCCGTTAAATGTCTTTGTTAAAACTCTACCGCTTATCAAATCGGTTACTACAACTGACGCTATATCATCACCGCTATAGGTTAATACTTGAGTAAATAACTGAGTTGTTTTTGTATCGTCTGTGTAAACATTGATTTGCGTTAATTTACCACCGCTATAAATAGGATCGTTCCAATAAGTTGAATATCCAACCTTCTTTTTTAGGTCTATTA